TTTCAGAGACGGCTATTACGCCTCTGGGGACAGATGAACCGGGGCGAAAAGAAACAGCGGGGATGCCATGATCAGTTAAGGCTGAGATCAGGTAGTCTTTAGGCAAATTTCTAAATTGATTGTAGAATTGCTTGGATCTACCCGGGCGCAGTGCACGAACGCAATTGACTGCGCAGTCAGTGGCAGAGTCGACGGCTACGGTGAACGGTTTGAGCTTTAGCACGGACCATTTCTCAAACTCTTTTCGGTCACGCAATGATATCATGATATTTATCATCATTGCTATGTGATCAGAAGAGTAGTAGGGGTAATGGACTTGGCAGGCGTTCATCAAAAAGTCAACTTCTTCCTCAGAATAGTCTGTAGCTCTTGACACATATGATGTGTACAATATGCTATTGGTGACGTTGCTATCTGAGAGTCTGGTGAAGTGCTTCAAGAAAGCGCGCACGGGGTCCACGAGGTACCTGTTACCGTTGTGGAACCTGCCAGCGTGATAACCGACAATACCGAAATCAACTGTGAGCTTTACTGATGCAATGGAAGGCAGCCTGGACAGAGCGTGAGGGGTCTTGCTCCTTATCACGCCATGAACGTCATCACCCTTCTCGACGATCGTCATAGTCTTGGCATCGGCATAGCGGCAGGCGATCACGCACATTTCCATTATGTCATTGCGAATCAGCGTGAACGGGTCACCGGAACCAAGGTTGAAACTCACCGTTGAAGACGTCTGATCGGAACCGCGGGACTTGAAGGCATAGCGCCTGACGTAAGCCAAGTAAAACATCAGTTTCTCCTCTGACAAACCGCAATCGCGCGCGATCAAAATGAAAGCGTAAAGAAAAGCAGCCGTGTGGGAGGAATCCTGTTTGCTCACGTCAGCCTGGATATTGTCAGGGCCATTCATGTCTTTGGCTATGCCCAGCACTTGTAGTCGTCTGCTCAGCTCCTCATCGCTATAGCCGTAGTCCATTATGACACCATCGCGCAATCTTTTGGCAGCGTTCAAGTAGAGCAAAGGTTGATCGTCGGCAAAGGCTGCATTGAAGGACTTGGAATTAGCG